CGGAAAATCGCATCATCAGTAAAATTCAGGACTTCATTAGACATGGGAACAAATACAGCTAGTTTTTTGGCTGTCATGCGAACACGGTCAAAAGTGGGTTGTGATTCGCCGATCTGGCTTTCTTCGCCAACCCAGTTTGCAGTAGCTCCACCACTAATCCGGTTAATGCCCGCAATCCCACTCGCAAGGGGAATCGTGCGAACACCAGAAGCGCGGACAACTGAAAGAGGCCGTAAAAGCTCAATGACTTCATCAAGAATTTCTTCCTGGATCAATGCGCCACCAGCATCAAAAATACCTGCGTTCAAAGCTTTAGCATAACGATAGTTATCATCGTGAGCTAATTTGTCTGCAAGTTGCATAGCTTTGGTTGGATTCTTTGAAGCAAGAGCGGCAAGAGCAAGCATATGGCCAAAGCCGATCTTTTCTTCTTTGTCGCCAGTACGTTTAAATCTGTCGGTTTCTTTATCAGTAACCATATTGACAAAAAATTTAGTAGAAGGATGTGGTTCAGGCTTATAATCTTTGAGAGCGGCTTTTACACCTTCATCAATAGCCTTCTGCACATCTTCAGAGGTAAGAGGTTCAGTTTTCACTTCGACCTCTTTTTCAGGTGTTTCCACCTTTTTATCTTCAGACATAGTAAACATCCTTAATTGTTAAGTTTTACAATTAAGAACCTGCGGTTCCGCCTATTTTGGCTGGGCTAAAACTTTCTTTGCTGATTCTTCGGCCATCTTTGCGATAGCATCAGGGTTCAGTTCCGGCCTATTAGATACAGCACCATTCGGCACTTTCTTTAAAATTGCACGATTAACCCTATCTGTCAACTCTTCTGCTATATTAACCATTTCGGTTAATCTTTCATTAGTTTCCTTCAATTCTTTTAAAAGCTTATCATATTGTGTCAAAATATTGGTTTGATCCTTGATACAAATCTGACCGCGCTCGTCAAGCCCTAGTCTTTCATCTTTTAATGTCTGTTCCTGGCAGTGCCGGAATTCAGGCGGCTCCTCGTCAAATTCCCTGTAATGCTTTGCCAAATGGTTAAAAACACCACGGCGCTGATCAGCAGGAATATCCACACCGCCCCTAGCACCAAGCAAAGCAGCAGTAGCAGCGACAACGCCACGAAAGACAACAGCATTTTGACCTCCTGCTTTATGATGGGGAAGTTTGAAATCCCCTTTGTTAAGTTCATCTCTTGGTTTGTCTTCGCGCCATGTTGCCATGACAAGTAAATTATCTACGTCCGCTGCGGCTACTTGTGCCGGACCATCCCAGCTTTCATTTCGATCTGCGCGTGGTGTTCCGTCTGAGTGAGCTGAATTAAAGGTAATGACGGTTTTCTCCTCCTGATCAATTTTGGACTTAACTACATCAGCAATCTTTTCTATATCTGGATTTGAAAGTTTTTTAACTTTTCCATTTGCTGCTTTATGATATTTCTCAAACTGATTACGGCTTGTTGACATGAATTTCTTATTTTCCTGCCAATTGTCCAGGGTTGCTTTATAATATTCTGCCAGTGGCGCGGTATCAATTCCTTTTGATCTGGCCTGGACAAGCGCATTGGGATTTGAAGGAACGGGTACAACTGAGAATTCAATAAGTTCCTGCTTTAAAAAATCAACCCCACCTCTTTCTTCATTCATATGGGAATCTTTGGCAATAAAACCTGCGCTTACAGAATTAAGGAAACCTTGTTTGATCATTTCAAATACTGTGTCAGCAAATGGGAAAGCTCCTTTTTCTGGAAACTGTGTTGGACCGGATATAAGTTTGCCATCCTCAATCTTTACATTAGGTGCTTTGGCGACTGGAAGCCCACCATGATCATGCCCGAAAAGAACAACTGGATTTTTCTTGAAACTCTTTAAGTCCCAGCCTTCAACATTAATAGTGTCACCATCACGGTCAACATCAGCCGTTGATATGATAAACTCCACTGTGCGGTTTTCTTCATCAACCCGTTTAATAACATCGCCCTTATAGGCTTTAAGAAGTACATCGCCATCGCCTTCTTTATATTCGCTGGCCCACTTAAATTTATTGCTCATTTTAATTCCTTTATGCTGCTTGGCTTTCTAAACCACGTAACGCCAATAATGCCGCTTCGCGTTGTCTGATAAATCCTCTAATAAATATTGCTCTCAATGCGCGCTCGAATTGTTGCCGGTCTGATTCAAACGATTTCCAGATTGCTAACAACTTTTCTTCTGAATCCTGCAAAGCGCGTGTTTCATTTATAACAGGTTGGATAAAGCATTGACAGTTTATATCTTCTGATGCAACGCCGAATTGACCTGGACCGGGTGCAGTTGCCCCGCTTGCGCTCTGGAATTGCTGATTTACCGGCACGATTTTATTGTGCAAGCCTATATGAGTATCGCGGGTATTATTGAATGTCGCAATCCATCTCTTGCTAGGGACTTGTGCCGCTTCCATTGCTATCTGCGTTGAAAAGCTTGCGGCCCGGATTGTTTCAGTTCTTGCGATTGTTCCGGCTTGGCCCATCCTAACATCAAATACATCCTGGATTCGATCAGCAAGCTTGGCCGTTCCTTCGCCCGCTCGCAGCCCTTCAACCAAAGTTGATCTAACATTGCGGTTTGTAGTAGCATCAATCGTATTCTGAACACTATCAAAACCAAATTCCGAAATAAACTGAATAGCTCTCTCATCCGCCAAATCAAAAACTATTTCTACACCTGCCTGTTCAAACACCTGATTGCCAAAGAATACCATTGTATCGCCAACCGGCCCTTTAGCGGCTTCTGCGGCACTGGCGGTGGCAATAGCCGTTGTTACATTGCGAACTGTATTTGATCCCTCTTCAGCGCCATCTTGTTTAGTGTGACTTTTTTCCAACACTCCATCAATTGATCTTTCTTCTGTCATGGGCATAGTGCCGGTCAATTGATCAGCCAGGAACAGATTAAAGGGAATAGCATGAATATCTCCCCCAACAGGAAGTTTAGGTAAACCAGCCGCGTCTCTGATTTCATTCGCCGTAAATGCAAAACCATTATTCTGTATTACTTGAATACGTTGTTCTTTATCTTCTTTGATAGGTGAAACGAAATCAAGCTTCACATTACCAAATTCGGGCGCAAGATTATTATTGAACGCGTCCTTGATAACTTCCAGCTTGGGAACAATCACGTGTTTAAAGACAAATCTTTCGGCTGCCTGGATAGTGGCCCGATTTGAATTTTCAACTACACCAAGGACTTCGGGGCTTAACCCATAAACCTGTAAGATCGTATCACGCGACATTTTACGAAGCTCATTCATGCCCAAGTCTTTGTATTCGCTACCGATTTTATCTATTTTCACTCGACCAGGCAAAAAGAAGGGCAGGAATGAATTCTTGAAGCCCTGAAGCTTTTGTGTCCAGCCTTGCTCCAGGCGCGTCACGCCATCTTTGCCAAATGGATTCTCGGCATCCTCACTTTGAATTAGTAAATCGGGCCGCGCATTGTTATGAAAGAAATTCTTTGTGTGCTTGGTTGCGAACTTATCTGTTTCTAAATCGTCACCCAAGGCTTCACCAACACCACGACCGGCCCGATATGGATTAACAGGATCGGGATCAATGATTGAAATTATATCTTCTGGCTGGAATGTCTGGACGTTACCATTGTCAGGTGTAATCCTGTAAATGCCGATTCCTAGAACAGGACGTTCATCAACCCATTGTGGCGGTATGGGGAGTAATCCATCAATCTTGGTCCCATTACTACGCTGTTTAAGAAAATCAGATGTATTAACCAAACAAAGATATATGAAAGCCAGCTTAAGATTAATCCTGCCCCCGAACTGCATATTGCCGGCTTCGATTAATTGTGTAAGCGGATGATTGTCAATTACTTCCCCATTTTCATCTACCGTTACCCATTTAACCGCGCTCCCCATATCAGCAATTTTCATTACAACAGCACGAAGCCATTTGAATTCGTTATAACCATTAATAAGTGCGCGGACTTTAAAAGGACGCTCGAAAGCATTGCTTGTTGAAAGGATAGTGGCAAACCTTGGATCGAAGGCTTTTTTACCAAACATTGAAAAGAATCTATTAAGCATTAATTATCCTTCAACACATATTGTTTAACAGACCATTCAGCCTTTACCATTATCGGACCTAGAAATAAATAATGCGTACCATAATAATTTTCATAACCAAATCCTCGCGACCAATTAGAGAATGCTAAGGTAAAACTTAATATCTTTACATCTCTATCATCCGGACAAGTAACCATTATAGCACCTCCCATTGAACGTGCGGCCCGTTTAACTCGGTTAAAGCCCATACCATAGCATCCAGCCTGTCGGGGCTTCCATCTCTTGAACGGTTATAATCATGGGTGAAAGAAGTCATTTGATCTTCTAACTCAGCAAACTGTCCGACATGGTGGATTTTTCCTTTTTCATAAAGGGCTGCTATGGGTTCAGCACGAATAACTTTACCTCTTGTAGCATGTACAGCTTTATAATTAACC